AATGGTGCTGTGCCCCAAGTTGGTTCGGTAGAAGGGTCCTGGACGTCGGCAATGAACGCTGGATCCTCAAACCTGGGTACGGTTTGTATAGGCATTAGTGAGCCTTTACTACCTCATCGGTTGAGACTTTCCCATTCTTGCTCGTGTCTGAAGCATTCAGTACGGCATCGATGAAGTCTAGCAGATTTCGGTCCACCAAGCCCCACTGCATTGCTTCAACCTTTGCCTTGAGATGGGCATAGTCTGCATCCTCTAGCTCGAGAACATCGGTGCTGGCATCTAACTTATCGAAGATGCGGATACCTTTGCGCATCTCTTCGATGTTGACTCCTTTGTCTTTCTCCAATGGCTGGCGGATAACAGTACGGATCACTTCGTCGTATGAAAGTGGCTGACCATCAGGCACTTCGATTGTGCGAAGAGGGATATATTTCATGCCAAACCCACTATGCGCATAACAAACGTGAGATCGATGGCATCCAGCGCCGAATCCAAACTGCTAACTGCGGCCTTCAATGCATCCTCCTGATCGCCAGTGAAATTGTACGGTGAAACCTTCAAATCGGTAGCAGCACAGAACCGTGCATCTTGATCTATTGCGACCTTCGCCGCAAGGAAATCACTGAGGTGTTTACCAATAACTGCATTGACCTCGTCTGGACTACGTGGGTTTCCACCTACTGTTGTTGGTGATTGCCCAGGAGGAGTGGGAAACGTTGGGTAAGTTGGGAAAGTCATACGTTTAGTTTCTCCTCTAGTTCTTCAACACGTGCATTGAGTGTTCGTACAGCGTCCCACAAGATAGGTACCAGTGCACCATAGTTGATACCCACCGGCTCATTTGTGTCTGGATCCAGACCAACAACCTCAGGAACAACCTCGACCATTTCCTCAGCAATAAAGCCAACCGATGGTCGGGCAAATATTTGTTTCTGACGTCTGTCGTTGATAGTATAACGCACAGGGCGCACGCGCTCATCAGCAATCAACGACATTCCATCGCGGAGCGTCTTGATGTTTGACTTGTTCTTTAGTGTCGATGGATTGTGGAAACCAGCCAGATCTACATAACCCATGCTCGTACCGTCCCAAGCACGGTGCCATTGACACCAGGCGTCGTAGACGTAGATCTTCATCTGATTTGTGCTCGCGGGGCGGAAGATACGCACGTTGTCATCAATGAACCGAAGGCCGCTCGACTGATTGCGGATAATGCCGACATCACAGCTCATCTCATTGACCGCCCAAGCGCGTGGCTGGATGTTGACCCAGGTGCCGTCCCAGTACAACCCGACGGCCGAGTTGTTCGCCATCCAAAGATAGCTACCAGAGGTGCCAATGCCGGTCACCCCGTAAGCTCGCATCCAGGTGCCGTCGTAGCCCCAATACACACCACCGTTGTTACTGAAGCCGATGTTCGCACCGTTCATCATGATGCTATGTGAGGTGTGAATCCACGTACCGTCCCAGGACCCAATGAAAATCCCCGCGTTGGCACTGAAGTAGTAGCTACCCCAGGACATGACGTTCATATTCACAGCCTGGAACATGTTCACGTTGTCGAATTGGATATAGTAGCTGCCGTTGTGCCTGAAATAGAGCGGACCGGCACCGATGTCACCACCCTCACACACGAAATACGACGCATTGACCTGCCCCACAGTAATCGCGCCGTTGCTCGTGTATCCGTCACCAAGAATCAGTCGATAAGCCGCCGCGCCCATACTCCAGCCACCAACACGGAACACGTTGTCGGTGTCGAGGCCAAAATAAGCTGCATACGATCCAGGTCGGTGGAACGCCATGAAAGCACCACCACCGCCAGAAGAACCACCACCAGCCTGGACCATCAATGTCTGGACACTGCCTCCGGCTGTCGCGATACCGTTGGCCTGTGTCGAGATAAAGTTCGCGTTCACATTCACACTCAGCGTAGACGTACTGAGTGACATGCGCGAGATCCAACCGACAAAAAACTCAAGACCGTACTGATTACCGCCAGCGGTGCGCTTGGAGCCAATGCCCTCGCCAGTCGCCGTCGGGCCACCACCGAAGTAGAGCGCTGGCGTGGTCATGCCCGACACTGGCCCGTCCCACGTGCCGCCCGAGTCGAGCCAGATGCCGCCACTGGTTACGATTGATGGCGCAATGCCGCTGTATATCTGCATCAAACCAGCAGTATTTAGACTCCACAACCACTGGAATCCAGTTACTGGGTTGGCGTGAGCGGGTGCATACGCGATCGAAGCGCCACTACTACTCAGGTTGAGATAGGTGGTTGGGTTCGCTATGTTATAGGCCTGAAAGTTGGTGCCATCCCAATAGGCGTTCATTGATGCCCAGACGCCCGCGCCGTACGACCCCACGGCCGTAGGTAAGAAGTTGATCGACCCCGTCGGGCTGGCTACGAGATCGCGCGCCAGGTAGAGATCACGGATGCGCTGCGAGCTCGTGCCGATATCCTTAGTATTATCAGTAGATGGCAGGAAGTTGCTACCGCTCATCGAAAAGTACGGCGTACTGCCAGAACCGAAGATCATCGAGCCAAAGTTGCTGCCGACGAAGTACGCGCCACTAGCGGATGTCTGGCCAATCGTCGTCAGGCTAGAACCGGAGTTGGCTACTACTGACGTACCCGCGTACACCGTGCGAGGCCTGTTTGCTCCAGATGCGCCGATGTCTACAGTATTATCGGGTTGAAACCGCAGACCACCCGTCATAGTTTTAGTACCATCTTGACGGACGTACATGGTATCTGCCATTCCATCTGTCAGATAAATACCACCAGGACCACCAGACACAATGGCATAACGCGCATCACCCTCTGCTGTTGTCAAATACTGAGGGTGTGGGTCAACGTTGGCTACATGGGATGCATCACCAGTAGTTGCCGCACCCAACACATCATATCGCGCATCTGCCAAGATCTGTGTTAGAAGTGGACTCTCTGCACCACTGGTATCCTTCAAATACAGCTTATGGTCGCTCTTACCATACAGCCGCAAGAAACCAGTGTTGGGAGTCACTGGTGATGCGATCTCTGCAAACTGCCCAAAGGTACCAATGTTGACGTTCTGGTCTACTGTCAGTTGTGCACCAGACAGACGTAACCTGCCAGGCATCTCTTTATACAGAGTTTCCCCATCACCTTCAGGCGTCCATCTATATGTGTTGGCAACTATGCCATCAGCAGTGATCTTTCCAGATGCTGTAATGTTCTGGACAGAAAGACCAGCATTGATTGACAATGCACCACTGAGTATTCCACCAGTAAGCCGCAAGTACCGTGCATCACTCTGGGCCTGAGACATGCCACTAATGACTATCTCGTTACCAGCAGAATCCAACTGGTAAAACTTTCCATCCGATTTTGGATATAGTCTCAGGCTACCCGCTGGTGGATTAGTTGGCGTAGCGATCTGCTGCTGCTCAAAGTAGGTAGGCGCAAGGAGTGCACCAGGCAACGTCAGAGGTGTAGCAAGCTCTGTACCATCCCAAGGGAAATCCTTAAGCATACCATTGGCGACTTGTTGCTTCGTCATGGCATATTCACTGGATTGAATTGGACAGTTGAGTCTCTATATGCTACGTAGTCCACGTTTTCCTCGCCTTCCTCCACCACTAGTTCAAATTCCGCTTGGTCCCATAATACCATAGGATAGTTGCCTGCCCTAGTAAAAGTAGATCCGTTCCAGAGAACTAGTGCTGTGTTGGTCGGTATAACTGACGCCGTAGCTCTTCCATTTGCATTACCAACTATAGCCCTCGTTCTTAGGATCGTTACACCACTAGTTACAGCTACACCATCGGATGAGCCAAGCAGCGGTCTCTTTCTGAGTAATGCCGTAACAGAAACTACAGCAATTCCATCAGAAGAAGCTACAAGACTACGGTAGCGCCGTATGACAGCACTAGCGCTAGCGCTACCCACTGCTCTAGACGGTATCAGCGTTATCTCACGGCTTATTACACCCGTTGTTACCGCTATACCAGCACTAATAGCAACAAGAGGTCTCTTACGCCCTATAAGACCACTAACGCTAGCAACACCAGAAGCAATACCTATTAGTGATGCTTTGGTATTAGAAATTATTCCTGATGCTGTCGAACTACCAGAGGAAGATGCTTCAAGTGACCGTTCTGCAGTTATAGTCCCTGATACTGTCGACCCACCAGAAGAAACTACTAAAAGTGATCTTCCGGCAGATATATCCCCCGATGCTGTCGCTTCACCAGAGGAAGAAACTACAAGTAATCGCTTAGCAGAAATCTCCCCAAGTGTTGTCGCACTACCAGACGAAGATACTGCAAACAGTCGGTTAGCGGAAATTGTGCCAACTGCTGTGGACTTACCAGAGGACGATACTACAAGTGACCGTCTTGCAGATATCGTCCCAACATCTGTGGCTACACCTACAGATAAGACAGTTAGTGCACGTTTCCCTGTAAGCTGCCCTACATCAGTAGCAGTACCAGCAGATGTTCCTGTAAGAGCTCGCCTACTTGTGACTGTAGCTGTTGTCGCACCAATACCATTAGCAACACCAGTTAGATCACGCGGACCACCAAGAACAGGAAACGGAGATCCTGGGGTAATTACCCCAGGCGTGCTGAACGGTGTACCGAGTATCCCTGTAGATGGTAAGGGCACGCCACTATCTCAGGTTGACAGTTTCTAGAACATTCCCACAATGCGAGAAATGAATGTCAAGTCAACTGTCTGGAGTGAAGTGTTGAGTTGCGCAATCGCTGTCTTGATCTCTGTCTCCTGATCTGGTGTAAACCCGTATGGTGCAGCCTTCAGGTCAGTCGCAGCCATAAAGTTCTGGTCTTGCTCGATAGTTGCTTTCGCAGCTAAGAACCCCTTGAGGTGTGTACCAACCAGACCATTTACCTCATCAGCATTCCGAGGATTGGTGCCTATCGTGGTAGGAGCCGGAGGTATCGTCATGCTTTCTTCTCCAATTCTTTTACTTGTGTTTCCAATTCCAAGATGCGAGTATCTGCTGTCGTGACATATTCCTTGAACGCCTGGAGTAGAATCGCCGTAACTTGTTGATAGTCCATGCTACGCGGTAACCCATCTGCATCATGATCGACTACGTCTGGTGCAATGCGCTCCCACGGCTCAGCAATCAACCCGTACTTCGGCACATCTTTCTCCACTTGCTGTGGTGGATTGTAGAGGAAATGCGTTCCCTCCACTTCTGGATCCATCACCATAGCTAGCGCATCAGTAATCTTGGTAATGTTCTTCTTGTAACGTCGGGATGAGTTGGTGGTGATCCCATTGCACAAAATGCCTGTAAACCCGAAGACGTTGAAATTAGGGTAGCTCTGTTGAACACCAACAGTGAAATTGGGGTGCATGTACAGATGTGACGCACCACCACCCAGAACAAGATCACCATTACCAGAGTTCGCGATAACTGCCTGTTGTCCACCTACAGCAGTGGCTGTAAGAACCGCACCACTGATAGAAATGGGACCACAAGTAATTTGAGTGGCAGTCCCTCCGGCATTTTGAACGACCAGTCCGTTTGCTGAACGAAGGTAGAAGTATCCGCTCGACGTTACTAGATAGGTGTTGGCATCAGGCAAATAGATGTAATTGCCAGTAACCGTAAGCGAACCATCTATGAGTAGATTGTTTATATAGAAACGGTACTGACTGCCATCATAACCGACGTAATGGTTACTGTCGCCCAGAAATACGTAGCCTGTGACAGGGTTGCCACCGCGGCTTACATTGAGATCACCTGCAATCGGCCAACCACCCCCAAATGATGGACCAGTAGAGAAGCTAGCCGCATGGACGCTGGCACCGAAGTTTCCATTACCAACAGAGTCCACGGTCAGCATATTTGTCCACCCAGAAATTGGATTAGCTCCGGACGGAACAGCATAGATGGCAAATGTAGTGTTGGTTACACCGCCAAAGTTGATGTGCATCGCTCCGTTTGCGGTGGTGAACCGTTGCCAGTTGGTGCCATCATAGTAGGCGTTACTTCCGATCAGTACCGAGTTCTTTCCTTGAAGTTGAGCATATCCGTCTGCACTCTCGATACTAATCGAAGCCGAGGAGTTGACAGAGTTGCGAATGGTTTGGTTAAGACTGCCAATGTATACCTGCTGCCCGAAGAAACTATTGCCCAGGTTGTAGAGACTATAGTTGGCACTGCTCGCACCAGAAGTGGCCTGAAGGTAGATTCCGTATGCGTTCGTCTTTCCAGTGCCACCCTGGTTCACAACGTTGATGCCGCGCACATTGGTTATCGTCGTACCAGTACCAGGGATAGGACCGTCGACATAGAACCCCGTCACAAGAGGAGCGGTATAGCTGCCATTGGCCGTGCCGACCTGCACTGCCACACCGATGATCTGCGCCGTGCCCGTGGCATCACCGTTGACCCTGAAGTACATGCCGTTCTGGGTCGCTGAACCAGTCAGGTTACCACCGACGTTGAGCATGGTGGCCGAGTTGGGACCAACACCCATGCCGTTGTCGAGGGACATGGTGCCGTTGAAGATCGAGACGACACCACTGATAGCAACGTAGCGGGTATTGTCCACCCACGGGTCGTTATTGATACCAACCCTACCAGTCAGGCGCGTAGTACCTTCGTTGCGCAGACCAATGTTAGTGGTCGTAGCGCCGGATTGCGCCGCGATGTACACGCCATAGGCGTTGGTCACGCCCGACTTGCCCTGGTTGGCAGCGTAGTACCCGAACATACTGGTGACCGTTACGCCCGAGCCAAGTGTCGGTGAGTCGGCGTAGAAACTAGCTCCTGATGCTACGGTGCGCGTGCTAGCAGCAAATGTCGGAAGCGTGTAGAAGACGAAGTTATTGCCCGTTCCAGTGGTACTGAATGTCAGTGGGGCATACAGCGCGAACTGATTCGCTCCTGACATGGTGGGCTGGAAGATCAGGCCGGAGTATGTGACCGGAGCCACACCAATACCTAGCGTGCCGCTGATCTGGCTAGTGCCACCGATGATCTCGTTGCGGCCCAGATAGAAATCACGCGGCCTGTTCGCGCCAGACGCCCCAATGTCATAGGCATTATCGGTCAGCGTCATGAAGTGGCCCGCAGTAGAGATCTGCCACTGCGAAGCAAACGCCGTTCCAAAAGAAAGGGATCCGGACGCTGACTGGAACAACGGGGTGTAGATCCCGGTGGCTGTCTGGAAGAAGCCAGCAGCGTAGATGTTTCTGGGTCTCAGGGTTGTAGAAGTTGCGCCAATGTCGTAGGTATTATCCGGAGAGAACGTCAGGTTCTGGGCCAACGGCAGGGTGATCCCACCACTTCCAGGCGTGATCCAGGTCAAGGCGTAATCCGAGTTACTCGACTTCGAGAGGACCTGGCCTGTGGTGCCGCCGGTAGGCACTGAGCCAGGACCAATGAAGCTCGTCGCCGCGTAGATCGTCCGGGGCCGGTTTGCTGCACTGGCCCCAATATCGTAAGTGTTGTCGGCACCAGCGAGCAGGGCAGTGTTGGAGATCTGCCAACGCGTCACGTTATTGGTACGAAAGTTCAGGACATTATTCGTCGTTGGGCCGACGGTCAAAGCAACGCCCTGAGAGTCAATGGATGGCGTAACCACACTAGACGCTGCGTAGATACTGCGCGGGCGATTAGCTGCCACTGCTCCAATGTCGTACGTGTTGTCTGGGCTAAACGTCAGGTTTTGACTTAGTGGAAACGTGGTACCCGCAGCATTCTTCAGGCTATTCTGTGTGATAACTGCTGAGATGCTAGTACCAGTAGACCAAGCACGTGCAGTTTGATCACCATTGTATGGCTCTACCGCACGTGTAACAGTCAAAGTATCTGTGCCTTGCCCACCTGTGACGTATACCAATTCGTAAGGGCCATTGGAGGGATCTTGACAAATTACAGCACGGTATTCACCACCTGTAGGCCACTTGGTCGCATCAGCAGTGACAATGCGCAACGTTGTAGCGCCAGATGTGAGATCAGCAGCAAGGCTACTACGAAGACCATTGCCAGGTAGAATCTCTGCCATCAGTCTTCAGTTATTGTCAAAGCCCCAGGAGCAAACCGAGGGATGTCACCGACACTCATTGCCGTGCTAGGGCAATCACCCCAATACAGTTGGTTACCACCGCTGGCGGCGTCGCAGATAGCCCAGCCGACGACCGTGTAAGGTGCGGCTGTAACAGCAGCGAATGCCACTTCCGCAGCGTTTGTCACGGTATTGGATCCTGGTGTATGTGTCCATCCAGCAGCAGCAACCGCTTGTCGAACATAAGAAGAACCAACTACCTCAGTACCAGCCGTAGTATCACTAGGCACCGCCGTGTAGAGGGCGACGTATACCGTTGACAATGCAGTCAAGGCAGGTGTCGCACCACCTTTGAACAGATGGTCGATTAACCTGGATTCAAATGCATCTGTTTTTGAACCAGCCATTAGTTCTCCTTACGATGGTGGTGGTGGACCGCCCGGATCTAGTTTTGCCATGATGACCTTGAGATAATCACGCAGTTCTGCATCTACCGCTGGACCTTGTGCTGTTGCTGCCTGTGGTGGCGGTACTCCACCTGGATCTAGTATCGACATCAAGTTCTGTACGTAAATACGCAATTGTGTGTCGGCACCAACCATCGTAGCGGCACCATATGAGATTATAACACGTTCGGTACCATTGAATGGCTCACTGAAAGTTACTGTGTTGCCACCGTCCGTCAGCATATAGTTGCCATCGACAATTGACTGAACCACGCCGCCTCTGGCCACAAACAGCAAGACGATAGCTGGCATACTAAGATGAACAACAGTATCACCAGCAAGTGGAACAAATTCCTCGTGAGCACCAGTCGATGTTGCCCCTGGCGTACCCATTACGCCTTGTGGTCCTGGATCCCCCTTAGGTCCAGGATTCCCCTGTGGTCCAGTGGGTCCAGTAGCACCAGGCTGTCCCTGTGGCCCGGTCTTCCCATCGAACCCTTGTGGACCCATCAAGCCCTGTGGACCTCTAGGTCCTTCTGGGCCTTCGTTACCCCTGGGGCCTAGATCACCCTTGGGTCCAGTAGCGCCAGCAGGACCAGCTAGGCCAGTTGGTCCAGGATTACCTTGCGGGCCAGCAGGTCCCGCAGGTCCAGGCACGGTGCTGTCTTTTCCGGGAGGGCCAGAAGTACCGGGAGGGCCTGCGGGACCTGCGGGTCCGGGAGGTCCGACTATAACGTCGTCGGCTATTTCCGAATTGTTAACATAAACATTATCACCGTTGACGTTAGTAGTACCGCCACTAACATTAGTGATACCACCAACCAGATTAATCGTGACTTTTCCAGTTACAGGATCCTCTATAACTTCCAGACCAGCAAACTCACCACCAGCTCTGTCGTTGTTCAGGCCAAACCGAGCACGATATATCTGGTCTGCACTGGTACGGGTCTTGAACAGGATAACCCAACGCCTCTTGGACAGAGGGGCCATAACAACCGTGTCGCCAGTTGTTATGAACAGATCCTCTGGTATAAGCAAGTCACCCTTGGAATGGTCAAAGATCATCGGGCCACCCATGGAAGACTCACCATCCATGGATATCGTGATCTCTGGCAAAGCAGTGAGGACAACACCAGTTCTGAGGACAAGCCCTGTGCCCGTAAGGGCATTCATCTTGTCCTCTTGATCTGCAATGTTACGCAGAAGGTTTAGAAACTTCTGCGGCCCATCTATCGTGGTCATTAGTTGGGAATCCTATTGAGCACGGTCTGTTTCCACGCAGGCCACTGCGGACCAGGACACTCTGTTGAATAAGCATCCTTGTGGCCTTCTACAGTAAGCTTCCTACCAATCTTCTTCTGGCAGTAGCCGATAGCATTAGCCATACCTGTCATCTGCTCGTCATTAGGTGCTACGTCACCAGCATAACAGATACCGACATAGGTCTGGTTCCTACCGCTAGCCGCACTGTGCCAACACGCTACATTGAGGTCCCATGCCATAGACGTCTTACCATCTTGCTCGACAAAGAACGTGTATGCCAGACCTGGGAACGGAGTGTTGTTACCAGTTTGTCCCCTGGCTGCTTCAGAAGTCTGATACTGAGCCACTTGGTAGGCTGTCTGGCTAGCAGGACCAGCAGTGTAGTGGAGCGTCACACCAGTAATGGCACTAATATCTCGCTGGGAGTAATTGGCTTCGTGGTTCGTGGGTAGCTGGCCTATGACGTTGACCGGCTGCCAATCTGGGGAAGTCTTCTGTGCACCAGAACCTACGATAGCACGCACATACTCCACTTTGGCATTGTACTCACCCTGTGGTGTACCACCACCTGCTCCATTCCAGTTGGGATAGACGTGCCACTGGCGGAATCCTGCTTCACCACCACCAGCACCCTTCCAGATACCATAAGCTGCTCTGGCATTTGTAGCTGGAGCTGCCAGGACGTCTGGCCCACCATACGTCGGCCAATGTACCTCGTTGATCTGCCACAACCCTGTATCATGCCCATTGACGGGATAGGTCATGTCGCAGTTGCCGCATTCGTACAAGCTAATGGCGACCATCTTGATTGCATCGTCATTAGTCTGTACAGGCGAGAAACCAGCCGCCACAGCCAGTTGGTATCTGTCAAGGACGCTAACCGAGCCAGACATCTTGGTCCACTCACGGCCAGACGGTACAGCAGTCTGCCCGCCACTACCAGCCACGGCTGGACCAAGCAGATCGCTACCAGCAGAGCTAGCCTTCGTCTGTGCTCTAGCTGCGTAGGCTTCAGGCAGTGCATCTTCAATGTTCACCGTAAGAGACATTGAAGCTTCTTGGTCTGATACTGTGTGGGTACCCGACTTTACGTAGTATTTACCAACCAGACCAGTAATCTCATCACGGATATGTACAGGGTCGCCAGCCCGCACCGTGTTGATATTGAAGGTGGTGATAGTACCTGTGTTCTCAAACTTCACCAACTTCTTATACAGCTTCATGCCCTGCTGTTCTGCATTAGCTCTGTCGTTACCCAGATCGAGTGCTACCTCGCCAGGTGCTTGCAGATCTACAGACTCTGAGAACATACCGTACTTGTTGACTTCTTTATCGTTTCCAGCCTCAATAACATCCTGGGCAGGCCACTGGAAGATCAGACTTGGTCCACCACCACTACCACCCTCCAGCAGATCATTAGCAGTGCTGCCTCCAGAACTACCCTTGTAGACCCTGATGACGTTTGAGTAGTTCTCCATGCTAAAGTTGTTCTGTGAGGAGAAGATATTTCCAGGGTTGTTGTTCCAAGAGTCTGGCCCAGGCTCGAACATACCACGATTGAAGTTCCAGATGCCACTTGGTGGAGTACGCGCCACAAGCTCTACCTTGCCAGCATTCTCCTGCAACAGGAACCGTGCATCAGCATTGATGTCTCTGGTATAGGACAACGCAGAGACCCACATGTCCCAGATGGTACGGTTCATGAACGGCTCACGCTCTAGCTGCACACCAGTGTCCATGATAGTGCCCAACGGTATACCGTAGTATGCAGCCGTGCGCGTGATGAACTGGCTAGCCGTCTCGCTCTCAAGCATAATAGAGTCTTTATTACGCATGATGTACCACATGACGTTGTAGCCAGTAGCTTGGAGAGTGCCACCCTCTTCACTACTCAAAGTGGTCTTGGAGATAAATGCCCTCTTGAGCAGGTCCCAAGTCATCTCAAGGTTACTACCTACCGGACGTACACCGTACCCATAGATCTTAATCCTGTCACCAGGCTTGACAAGATTAGCAATGTTCTGCGTGTGGGCAAAAGTGACGGTATAATGCTCAGCAGGTTGGTCAAGATCATAATCCCACTGAATAGAGGTTACGATCTCAGTAAAGTCCTGGCTAGTGCCAAGGTCAGCACTAACTACTACGACCTTGTATTCACTTATCTTGAGGTCGTTGATGTTTGGGGTTTGCGTACTAAGTAGTGGCATTAGAATTTGGGCGGCATGCCCTTCCTTGGTGTCTCAGAAGGTGTATTCTTCGGCATACCAATTGTGTTGTCGGTACCAGCAGAGCCAGTAGTTGTCGGACCAAGTTGTGCACCAGCCCCAACAGGACCAGTAGACAATCCAGCCCCTACAGCTCCAGTTCCAGCAGCAGCGGCTCCAGCTACTGCTGTCGCAGCACCTTCCACAGCAGTAACGGCTTGATCGATAACAGTCGGCTTGGCTGCGGATACTGGCTGTTCGCTGTAGTACCTCACACCGCTACCAACCTTGAGGGGACTAGTGTAGGGATCATAATGGTTGTCTAAAACCCACTGGTTTAGAGCCAGAAGGGTAGACATGTCATTTGGTCCCTTACTGTTCACCCTACCCATTACCTGAGAAAGTGTTTCGCCAGGATGCCTATATTCGTCAGGCAAATTGGGGTCATTGGGATCTATGTAGCCGATGTTTGGATCTACATGCTGGAGGTTTAGAGGCTCTTCCACAACCAGCGTAGTCTCAATATGAATAAGAGAATCTCTACCGCCAGTGTGGTCAGTTGGTGGGGTAGTGGGAGTATCCGGTACCACTGGTACTTCAGCAGGGTTTGGATCAGTGTTGTCTGGAATCTCAACAGCAACACCCGAATCCGTGGTAGCACCAGGCTTTCGCGGATCCTTAGGCCACCTGTCCTTTTCAGAATCTGGGTTAGGCGACGTGGTGACAATCGGCGCACGGTACCTCTTCATGGAGATCGTGTAGTAAATATCGAAGATCTCACCAGCTTTGTGTCTGTAGTTGAAGTTGGTGATTACTACCTGATCATTCCATATGCCGCCACCTACTACCAGCATACAGTTCATCTTGAACCGCATTGTCCAGATTAGTCTGGACGTTAGCGACCTGGGATCCTCTAACTCAGTTGGTGTGATGAACATGTAGTCTGAATCGTAGTGGCTCGGG